TACTATTACAAAGTCTACTAAAAAACGCCAAGGCCAACAGATGACCACAGTAGAGCGCTTTGACTTTGTCGCTCGGATGGTTGAGTACATGATGCAGGGCTTACACTCAGACCAGGGACTTGCTAAGCTTATGAACTCCTCAGCTGTAACAGTAGCTAAGTATCGCCCTCAAGCGTTGAAGATGATTAGCATAACTAAGTTGGATCAAAATAACATTCGCCAACTACAGATACAACGGGCATACTATCGTATAGAGAGGTTGACGTTAGACCTGGATAGTAAACAAGAGTTTATCGACGCGGATGGTGTAAAGCGTTCAAGTAACCTAAGCATTAAGGATAAGATGGCAGTACATAACCAGATAACCAAGCTTGAGCAGCACCTTGCACTCATAGCAGGCCTCAACGTTGAGACTAAGGTACATGTGGACGCTAAGCAGTTGGTTATCGTACGTGCTCACCCTGATGCGGTCCACAAGGCGCTTAATCCGAGCAATGTCATAGACGTTACGCCAGATACTGACGAATAACGTGTACTTTTTTAGTTGTATAAACCCGTGTTTCCCGGCACTTAACACCGTAACGTTATAGTCACGCAAGCGCGCAACCCGCCACACGTTTACACCAAACATAGCGCTAATGCGTTGATTATCACCATTTTTATACTATTTTACTCTGTTACGGCCGTCCACAAGCCCGCGTATGCATACGTATCGTATGTACATGACTATGTATCCATCTATGCCTATATATCTAATGACGTGCAATATACATTTTACGACCCATGACATTACTGACCCCTGTTAGTGGTGCGCTTTGTCCATTACGTTTATACAAGCGTATGTATATGTAGTATGTTAGTGGCCTGGTTATATCACCACACGCATGGGGGCCACCCTAATTTGCGTACGTATTCTACACATTATTAAAATATCGTAACTTAACAGCGCTCTACATCCAACAGCGCTCTACACGGTATAACCCCGCCCCGGAGTCCCGTTCCATCAAATCCTAGACGCCCCGGTGCGCCCCATTATCATTACTGTTGTCTTGTGTTGCGCGCGAAGCATAGATTTTTTGCTTTTGACAGGGGTAAATAAGCTATAAATGACAGTAACATCCCTAAAAATATGGGGAATGGGTATAAAAATAGACCCCTACAGGTGTGAAAGAGGTCTATTAATTTATTTTACTATGTTATTTGGTCTTTGGAGCCAAACCGAGTTCGCCTGCAAGCGCAGGATCGTAGTCAACAAGCTTTGTTACAAGCCATTGGCGTACTTCCTCAACCTTCGCTAAGACGTCCTGTAGGTCTTCGTGTACGGATAACGCTACATCACCCGTTATTTTGCTTGCAAGAGCTACAACGCTGTCGTGTGCATCCAGAAGCGCTGTTTTTACTTCTAGTGGTGAGACTGGAGCACCTAGAACAGTAGGTAACGCTGCTGGTACGGCTGGAGCGCTAGCAGCTGCTTCTTGAGCGACTAACTCAGGTGAAGACTCTTTTGTCTCATCTTCTACTGGTGAGACTGTTACTGGCTCTTTAGCAGGTTCACTTGCATCTTCACCTGTATTTTCAGCTTCAGTAGCTGCTTTGGCTTCAGGAGTATTAGCAACGTCTACTGGAGTTGCATTATCGACAGCTGGAACTACTGGAGTCACGGGCACTGTTGTCGTATCGGTTGTTGGATTCATGTTAATTTCCTTTCGGTTAAAATATCATTATTGCATTTACTATTATACTGCAATACGATTGATGTATATAGCATAAGAATTTTATCACCTAAAAGGAGGCCATATGTCAACACGAATTACACCAGGGCCAAATGTAAATGGCTCGAATGATAACTTTGCAGCTTCGTTTGTATTAGCGACTGATGGAAAACCCGCTCTTGCCGTTGAATTAGTAGACATTTCTCCTGTATCTATCCAAGCCTCTCCGACCGGAGCTTTTACCTATGGCCACATGTCTACGCCTACGACTACTACCTTCAAATCTGGAGCAGGTACACTTCACAACGTCAGTGTCAACACCCTTGGTACAGTTGCATCAACAGCTACTATCTATGATTCTTTGACTGGTTCGGGCGCAATTATAGGAATAATCAATACTCTGAACTTAGCTGGTTCGTTTATCTTAGACGTGGCTTTTACTATTGGCCTTACCGTTGTTACCACAGGTACGATAGCTCCTGACTTAACAATAAGTTATAAATAGGATTTCTATCTCGTAATGGAAATCGAACTCTTTCCGAAACAAGATGCTTTTGTTTTTGATACGCATCGCTTCTCTGGATATGGAGGAGGTTTTGGCAACGGTAAAACACTAGCAGGCTCAATTAAAGCTTTCAACCATTGTCAACAAGAAGATGCTTTCTTCCTTATTGGCCGGCGTCATGCTACTGATCTTACTGACTCTACCCAGCGTGACTTCATTAACTGGTTCGGTCACCTAGGTAAGTTCTCTCCAAAAACTAACTCTTTTAAATTTACTGACGAGAATGGCAATTTTTTATCAGAGGTTATCTTCCGTCACCTTGATGACCTACAATCACTTACCAATATGAACTTGTCTGGTTTTTGGATAGATCAGGCTGAGGAAGTATCTGAAGAAGCTTTTGACTTCCTTATAGGCCGTATTCGTCGTCCAGTCGCCCGTCGTGAAGGTTTTATTACATTCAACATGGAAGGCCACAACTGGATTTGGCGCCGCTTCTTGAAGAAGAAAGATAAGACTGGCGATAAGCTCATGAATGGCAGTGAGTATTATCTTGTGACTGCTTCTACCCTCGAGAATCGTAATAACCTACCAGAAGATTATGTTCAGAGCCTACTCTCTCAGGATAAAGAATATGTTAAGCGTTTTGTCTATGGTGACTGGGATAACTTCTCCGGCCAAATCTTTGATGACTTTTATTCTCGTATCCATGTTATTCCGCCATTCGTTGTTCCTATGAAATGGGAGCATATCCGCGCGATAGACCATGGCCAGAGGCACGCTACGGGCTGTCTGTGGGCTGCAATTGACTATAACGGTAATATATTCATCTACAAAGAGTATAAGAAGGGTGATGAGGTCGTAAGTAAGCATACGCAAGCTATTAATAACATGAGTATGGTCCAGACACCCGGTGGTCTAATGCCAGAGCATTACAATTACACTGTCATTGACCCTGCTACCCATCAGAAAACACGAGAAAAAGATGGTCATGCCTTTTCGGTCGCGGATGAGTACCTTGATGCTGGTATTTCTACCGTGCCAGGCCAGAATGATGTTATTGCCGGCATTAACCGTGTAAAAGAATACCTAAAGATTGATAGTGAACACTTACACCCATTCTTAAAAGATGACGATGGCATGTTAATTAGGGGCTCACCGCATCTATTTATCTTCTCTAACTGTCCTGAGCTCATTGATGAGATGCAACAGTATAAGTGGAAGCAAGCGATTGGTACCAATAGTACTAATCCTTACTCGGATGACATCAAAGAGCGCCCTGTAAAGCGTAATGATGACCTTGTAGACCCGTTACGCTATCTCATCATGTCTCGCCCTCAGTCAGCCCGTCGTGAGGCAGCAATAGAGGCTTGGGTATTCGAGAATCCACTCGAGCTAGCACGTCGAGCTCAAGCTATGAAGATGACGGTTGACGATCTTGTAAACCAGCGTCAGCACCATACCGTTATTCGCCATCCTAAAAGTCGCATTAAACATCGTTGGTCTTTACATGAGTAAATGGTATTATTACATAAAAGGGAGTTACTTATGTTTAAATCTCAAATAAAACTCGAAGATCTTGCCGCTCTCAACGCTAAGGTAAAAGACCGTGGCTATGTTGATAGGGAGCATTTAGTTGAGTTCTTAACGATTATTCCTACTAACGATGGACCAACTATCATTCTTGAGGTAAAAGAGTGGCTAGCGGACTTACATAAAGACCCTACCTATGACACAATTACATTTCCTAATGGTGATATTGACGCTATTATCTCTGACCTTGATTCGTATGGCCGGGTAAGTGTACAAACTATTATGGAATTCAAAGTTAACAGTAATAAGGTATTATCGTAATATGATTGATATAGCCCAACTAGCAGCCCTTATCGCCCTTGGCCTATTTGGCTACTTCGTCTACCTATTTAAAGAGTTCGTTGAAAGCTATCAACGCAAAGAGTTTACTGACTATGATAAATATAAGAAGACTATATCTAATAGTCATAGCTTTATACGTCCTAAGCGTGATAATTCTGATACCTCTATTCATGAGATACGTGGTGATAATAAAATGATTACTACTAAGAAATCTAATGGCCTACGGGAAACAACTTCTTCTATGGTTGATATCGATAAGGCCGACCCAGCTGATGTCATGGCTTATATTGACGCTCAGTTCCCTGAAACGAAGGTAGTATAATATGGCTCTTGGCGATAACCTAAAAGGACTTTTCCGGAATAATGCACCTGAGTCCAAAGAGGATGAAGAGGTTAAGGCCTATACTAATAAGATATGGGAGTACCTACGCGAATCACGCCGCCGACGCGCTTATGAGTGGTTTATTAACGACCAGTTCTACGACAACAATCAGTATTTGAAATATAATATTGCGGCTCGTCGTGTCCAAGCTGTTAATACCGAGAAGGCACTCGATCGTATTGTTATTAATAAGACCTATCAGCAGGTACGTGGCTTTGTAAACTTCTTAAATGCTGACCACCCAGAGATTGGCATCCGCCCTGGAGTTCAGTCAGATAACGCTTATTTACGCGTTAAGAAAGAGAAGCACCAGGCTGATTTTTGGTATGACCACCTTCAGATGAATAGTAAGTATAAGCTTATCTCGCTTGATGGCGCTAAATATGGTGTTGGCTGGGCTAAGATGACATGGGACCAGAATGCATTAGCTCCTACTGCTCCGTTTAATATGCCAGACGGTAGTGAGCGTACTAGCACCTATGGCCAGCTTACGTTCGATAGGACTGACCCATTTGAAATGTATATCGACCCATTAGCTAATACGGTACCATCGATGCGCTATCTTATTCACGCTCCAGTACGGGCTATTGGCGAACTTAAAAATAATCCACTCTATAAGAATACTGATAAGTTGACGAGCGACCACAAGCTCGCGGCTGATAATATGAAGCAATATGAATTACGTCAACAGATTAGCTCTGGTGCTGAGTTTGGGATGGGCCAGCAACATGGTATGGATACATCGGTCATTCAAGAGTGTTATTGGAGGTATTTCGATAACTTCTCTAATAAGTGGAAGATGCGAATTACTACTCGTACTGAGGCCGGTCTTATTCTGCGGGATGATGATTGGAAGCTAGACGATGCGCCTTTTGAGTTCTTCCAGACTGATATTGCCGCATTAATCTACGACTCTAAGGGTATGATTCACAATATCCGCGAGCCAAACCGTGGTCTAAATGAGATTATCTCTCAGATTCATGAGACCTCTCGCACTATGGGTAAGCTTAACTGGCGTGTACCTCGTGGCTCTAACGTCGATGTTATTACCGATGAGACCGGACAGTTCATTGAATATGATATCGTTCCAGGTGGCGCGCCACAACAAACTGATGCTGTTAACTTACCTAGCTACATCATGCAAGAGGCAAATATGCTCGTTCACTTCATGGAAGACATGGGTGGTATTCATGGATCGAGCTCAGGTGCTTCACCATTTGCTCAGGCGTCAGGTGATCTTGTTAACGCTTTAAGCAATGGTGACCAGAATAACCTACTTACTGCCCGTGATAACTTTAATGACTTTTCAACTCGTTCATTTAAAAAGATGTTTGCTATTGCTAAGCTGAACTATCAGACATCACGCAAGATACCTACTGGTTCAACGAATGTCTTTGGTGAGGATGAGTGGACGGAAATATCTCCTCAAGATATATCGACTGAAGATGATATCGTTGTCAATACCGGTACTGCTATGCCGTACTCTATTGCCGAAAAGCAGCAGATGTATATGAATCTATGGAAAGAAAAGGTCATTACTGACCCTCAGGTCTTGTTGCGTCTTATTCAGATGCCAGATATTGACGCTACTATGGGTGATACCGAGCCAGATATCTCACGCCAATTGAATGAGCTTAAAGCTATAATAAAGGGTGAAAATCCAGACGACCCAAAGACCGGCCTGCAGCCACTCATCTCAGAAGACCACGGTATACATATTGCGACACTTGATAAATTTGTTCGTGGTAATGGATTTAAGAAATTAGAGCCTCAGATTCAACAACGTATTATGGATCACCGTGGCGCGCATATTACGTTATCTATTCAGTTAGCTCAAATATCACAGGCAATGCAGGTTGAGCCTATTAAGAGGAGCGAGACATTAATGGTCCGTCCTCCAAATATAGGTGAGATGACACCTGTCGAGCGTACTCAGTTCTTTAGTAAGTTTGGTATTCAGTCTGATGCTGGCCAGATTCAACTCCGTGGTGGTCTTTACATACAAGACCCTGCACAAGCTGAGATGCAAGCACAGAATGAGGATATTGAGATGATACAAATGCGTGCAGTACAAGTATCCTACGGTGATAACCATCAGGTACACCTCGAAACACATGCTCAAATTATGGACCTGCCACAATTTGCTATGTATCCTAAGGTTGTACAGCAACTCTTTGAACAGCATATGAAAGATCACGTTGCTGCAATGAAGCTTCTCCTTAGTTCGCCTGGTCTTATACCTAATGATCAGATTGGTATTCCAAACCAGCCGAATCTTACGCCAGAGTCCGTAAAGCCACCTCAACCAAAACCTGGTACTGACCCTAACCAGGCACCAGATATTAAGAAGGGCCAGATGCAACAACAAGCACCCGCACAGGCGCCCGCTCAGCCTGCCCCTCAACCAGTTCAGCCACCTGCAAAACCAGCAGTATCGACAACACCGCTTAAGCCTGTTAATATCAAATCAGGCAAAAAAGCATTAAGCAAACGTAAGAAGACTCCGAAGGAGGGATAACGATGGCAGATTTAAAAACAGCAAATGAAGTAGTGAATGACGGCGATACTAAAGTCGAAGCCGCTACAGTTCTTGCTGACACAAATAAGGGTGAAATCTCACCTGCAGCAGACCAAAGTAACCGTGGTGCTGAAATGGCTGCCCGTATGACCGTAACAACTCCTAAGGTAAAACCACAAGGATCTGTTGAAGTTCCTAGGCAAGACCAGGGCGAAGACGTCGTAAGGGGTAATACTATTCTTAAAGCCGATGGTACCGTTCAGTATATTGACCCAGATGACCTAGAAAAAGAAACTGCAATAGAAAGCTTCCCTACAACTATCTGCGTTAACTGTCGTAACCATGGTCATGACGATGTTAAGCTCGACAAACGAGGCTTCTGTAGTAAATGTGGCTTTAAACTTAATAAAATTGCTAATACCGCCCTGGAGCCAGATCCAGCGGTAGTACGTAACTAATATATAGAAAGGAATATATATTATGGCTGATGTAACCCCCCCAGTACGAAAAACTGCAGTTGTCGGTGTAGACAACACAGCAAGTGTCCGAGGTGCTTCTCACCAAGGTGAGCGCCCAGTTCGTAAAGCAGCTACTGCATCTGATGCAGCTAAAGGTGCTTATACTCGTAAGGCAGTTGGCCTTACGGCTACTACCGTACCTGATGTTGATAGCAAAGCAGACAGTAAAGAATAGTCTTTACATTCACATTAAAAAAGTATATAAATTAAGATACAAGAGGACAGTACCCCTCTCTAAAAACTGTAGGAGAAAATATGCCTGAGTTAGACATAGATACCGCGGGAGCTGGAGCCGATACATCCAACACTGGTGGAGCAGCAGATTCTGCTCTAAACGCTGATACACAAGCTCCCAACGGCAGTGAAGCCGATAACAACCCTGGAGACGGCAACGAAGCAATGGTTCCATCGCATCGTGTGAGAGAAGCAACTGAGGCACGTAGAGCAGCTGAAACCGAACGTGACACTCTTAGACAAGAGTTAGCGGACCTTCAAGCAGCAGCACCAACGTCAAATAATGACGATGATGACATCGACCCCGAAGTACAAACTCTGGTAACTAGGATTTTGGACAAAGGTGGATATGTTAAAAAAGGCGACGTAGACCAAGCAGTGCAAGCTACTGAAGCTCGACGCCAATATAACGAAGATGCGCGTGAACTCGATGCCCTATATGCTAAATCGGGTGTACCATTCAAGGCAGAGGACGTACGCAAGTACGCCGCCGATAATGGGCTTAACATTACGAATAAGCTGTCGTTAGACGCTGCATATAAGGCAATGAATTTCGACAAGATTGTCGAGACTAGAACGAACGCAGCTATTGTTGCAGCCAAAGAAAATGGCAACGGATCATCAGCCGAACGACCTGGCTCGAAGGGAGCAGATATCCCAGCAGAGAAAGAAGTTACCGGACTGAAGAATCGTATCGCAGCAGCACGTTCACGACTAGCACAGTAACAGTAGTATTTAAACCAATAACAGATAGCAGGTCCCTAAAAGGGCTTGCTATTTATTAATAGAAAGGACTTTATAGTCATGACTCAGGCATCAGAATCCACAGTCTCCTCGATTTTAAAAGAAGTCTATCCTGGAGCAATCACAGATGAGCTGAACAATGAAGTTGGTCTATGGTCTATCGTTGACAAAGAAAAAGTTGTCATCGAAGGTCAAGGTCAGCACGTTGTTCGACCATTCCGCGTCGGCCGTAACCAAGGCATCGGTGCTCGTAATGATACCGATATCTTGCCACAACCAGGCTCACAACAGCTCCAGAACGCGAAGATTAATATGTCTTCGAACTACCTCATCGGACAGATCACTGGCCGTGTTATCCGTACAACCTATGGAAGCGACGCAGCTTTTGAAAATGCCCTATCAGAGGAAATTCAATTTAGCCTTACCGACATCGGTACTGAAATTGGTTACCAGCTCTACGGTCTTATGGGCCAACGAACAGCGGTAAACGGTACAGTTACAGCTTCAGCAACAGTTGTCGTTAATAACGTTCAATATTTGGCTGTTGGTATGTATGTTGAGTTCTGGACAGGTGCAACCAACCAAACGACTAATGACGCAGGTCTTCCTACCGGTATTACTGGTACGCAGATTACGGCTATCGATAACTCAACGAACACGTTGACTGTTGCTACTGCTCAAGCGTCTATTACGACTGGTGCTGGTGTATCTCGCGCGCAGAACAATACAGCTCAGTTTACAACGAAGGAAATGTACGGACTTGACTTCTTCTACGACGACAACACCGACTATCCTGGTGTTACGTATTTTGGTACAAGTCGTGTTACTTATCCTGTCCTCAAAGGTAACCGTTTGTCAGCAGCTCACACGCTGACAGAAGCATTAATGCAGCAAGGGTTCGACGCAGCTCGTCAAATCGGTGGTGGAATCATCGACTTCATCACGACTGACTATGCTACTCGACGCGCCTACACTAACCTGTTGACGTCCCTTAAGCGTTATCCGCTCGAAGGTGTGCAATCGCCTCGCTTCGCTGGTGGTATTGAAGTCTCTCAAGACCTACGTACTCAGCTCGGTGAAGGTCTAAGCTTCTCAGGTGCTCCAGTAGCCCCAAGTCGCCTTGCACCACCTGCAACTATGTACGGTATGCCAACACAGACGCTCCGATTGTTCCAACAGTCAGAGATCGAATGGGTAATGAACGGTGATTCAATTCTCCACCCATTACTATCAGTTGGGTACGATGCCTACCGATTTGCACTGTTCTACGATGCACAATTTTACAGTGAAGCCCCAAACAGGGGATTCAAGATCGTTCAAACGTTCTAGTAGATTGTCTCAAAGACAAAGATTTACCCCTGTTGAAAAACGGGGGTATTTCTTTTATTCTTATGCTACAATAATCACAAGGAGATTATTCTTATGCTACTCACAAAAGATGGTACCGTACCAGGCCTTCAGGAAGCGAAAGCAGTTCAAGCTGAAATCAAACGCCTTGGTGTCAAGGATGTTGAACTCTTTTGGGATGCGGAATTAAAGATGTGGAGTGTCTGTCAGGTACGTAAACAGAACTCTGGTATTATCCATCTTGACCAGACAAAAGGCACACCAGTCGATAAATATCTCATGTTCTGGTGTAAGAGTCCTGAGAGCACCTACCGGCCGCCAAACAAGCAAGACGTCCAAGATGTCATTGTTACCGTTAGAAAGGCCCAGGAGTGGTTTAAAAAAGGTGGTGCTGACCGCCTCGAGGCTGAGCTTACTAAGCAGGATGATAAAAAGCGAGCTGCTAAAGAAGAGAGAATTAAAGCTCGCTTCCAGCCACACCTTAAAGAGCTTAAAAAAGCAATTCGTGAGGAGCTCGGCTAATGAGTATTATTTATACCCCAACCCTTAATGACCACGTTGCCCGTGTCCGTACTTTTGTAGATGAAGCCTCTCAAGCTAACTATACGAACGTAGAGATCATTTATGCTATAAATGTTGCTCAGCAATTTCTCGCGACCGAGATTACTCAGGTAGACGAACTCTATTTTGTTAATCCTGTGCCGACCACTATTACACCTACCGGTTCACCAATCGCAGAGCGCTATCAATTGGCTGCAGACTTTTTCAAATTAGTCAGGCTAGAAGTGGTTGCGACTCAACAGACAGTACCATTCATTAACTTTAACGAGAAGGTTAATAACTATTCTGGTATTCCACCTCTCGTAAACTCATTAGGCTCAGGTGATGGAACACGCGCCTATATCATCGGAAGTGACTATGTAGGCTTTACGCCACCTCCAACTGACCCTACCGTTCAATTCCAGTACTGGTATGCCCCTTATCTAGCTGATCTTGTTAACGGGACTGATGTTTCTATTCTTCCTCGGCCGTTCGTTGACCTTATGCCTCAGATGGCAGCTGTTGATATGTTTATTAAAGATGAGGATAGTGCCGTTACGCTTGAAGGTAAAATGAGCCTATTATTGAATCAGATTAAGCGTGCAGCTCGTCAGCGCCAACAGCAAAACCCTAAATACGTGCGAAGGAGTCAGACGGCGTCTAGCTCGTTCCCATGGCTAGGTCTATAGTTTATGGCTAATATTCGACCTGTCACCGTCTCTAGGGTCCAGGGTGGCGCTCCACGGCCTAAGGTTGACTATCAGGTCGAATATTTCGGTGATCTAGATACAACGACTGACCCATCGTCAGTGCAGGACCAAAATGCGGTCGATAATCTGAATGTCGTGTTTGATTCTACTCGGTCAGTTATGTCACGTCCTGGCTACACAAAACTCCTCACAACAAAGACACCATCATTTATTGGTGGTATGTTTCCGCTCTATCAGTCAACTGGCATACGCCAATTAGTTTATGCTTCTAACACGAATTTATATATTTATAACAATGCCGGCGGATCGACACAATTGGTTCCAGGTGCTGGCGCCCCGGCTAACTTTACGCCTAATCTAGTCTGGTCTTTTGATGAGTATTTAGACTCAGTTTATGGTGGTGATGGTGTAGATTCACTTATTGCTTACAATGGTACAAATTACTCAGTTGCTAATTCCGGTATTAGTCCCCAGTATGTAAAGACCCACACTAACCGTATTTATTGTGTTAATAAGAATAGCTCAACACTTTACTTTTCCGATGCCGGCAACCCTACCTCTTTTCCCGTAAATAACTTTATTCAGATTAATACCAATGATGGCCAGAATATTACAGGCTTATCAGAACTCCTTAGTAACCTTGTTATTTTTAAGGATGAATCAGTCTGGATTCTGACAGGCGAGCCACTCGGAGCTGGTAATACTACTACCATCGGTAACCTTCAGATTCGCCAGGCTAACTCATCTGTTGGATGTTCAGCCTTCAGGACGATTCAACGTGTTGACCAGGTTATCTTCTTTATGCACTACTCGGGCATTTATGTGCTTCAGAACTATTCGGTAGCCCTTGTCAGCCCGCTTCTTAACGCAACTTTCTTAACTGGTATGAATCCAGGGTATATCAATACTTGCTATGGCATATATAATTCCTCGCGTAAGAAGTATATATTAGGCTATCCTAGCGCCGTCTCGACCGTCCCAGACAGTGCTATTGTATGGGATGGCATTGCTAGGCAATATTCTCGCTGGGACCACCTACCAGGCTCCTGTGCTATCAATTATAAGTTCTCGGGCCAGAGTGAGAGTATCTTTATGGGTGATCCATCTATGGGTAACATCTATCAGCTCTTTAGCGGCAATGCAGATATTGCCGGCGATAATGGTAATGCGTCTAGTAGCAGTACGACGACGCTCGTAGATAGCACTAAGGCCTGGACAGTGAATGAATTTACAGATTGTCGCGTCATGATTGGCAGCAACCTGGGTAACTATGTGACTGCTGTTGTAGCTAGTAATACGGCTACAACCTTAACATTTACGACAACACTCGCTAGCGCTGTGACAGCTGGTACGCAGTATAGCATTGGCTACTTTACTAGTTACTGGAAGACAAAGATATTTGACTTCGAGGCGACTGGCTATAGTAAGAAGTATCGTTTTTATAATCTATTTA